GATGCTGGTAAAGTTATTGTGACAGCTGATCCAATACCACCTCCAGATGTATCAACTAATAATTGATCACCTTCAACGGCCGTATAGGCTCCTGGCACCGTGTAATATCCTTTTTCTCTTATACCTAAATTTATGTTTGTACCATCCGAGTATAATAAACATTTTGATCCTACAGGTATGGCCACACCAGTTCCAGATACAGTCTTAACTGTTAATGTACGATTACTAGATCCTCTGGTAGTTGCATCTTCTACAATAAATACTCTCTCTGCAGAGTCGGGCATCGTTACCGTTCTATCTGCGGATAAAGTTCCTGTAAGTTTAAAGTATAAATTTTTACCATTTGATACAGCATGATTAGATAAAGCTAATGCCACATCGCTAGATGCAACATCAACAGAGATATATCCACTAGCTGCTTGTTCTAATATCTGTAAGTTTGTGTTTGTAATTGTACCCCAGGTACCTGACTTTTCACCTGTCGTTATAAGTTCTAATTTTAAATCGCTCGATGTACTTGACGCCATATATTTCTCCTACGGATTTAATGGGTCAATCTCAACCCATGTTTGTGATACCCCTGGAGGTATCGGGTTCCATGATATCACATCTACCGTACCTGTTGCAAGGTTTATTCTGTTACCTGTCACAGACACCTGTTGATCT